TGTATTTCAGGATTCACTTTGACCCTGGACAGATCAACCTGGGTAACGTGCTCTCGGTACAGACCGAAGAAGTCACCGTCTGGAATGCACACCTTTCCAGCAAGACGATGACAGACTACATGGAGCCGACATCGCAGGGGTTGAGTGTCCAGGAGCCGGTGTTGCCGCCTTACACCCTGGCGCCACTGGAGGAACTGTCGTACATTGTCACGGTGTCCACCAACGGACCACCTCAGTTCTCCGAAGAAATCCTGTGGACCATCGACGGGGTTGAATATTCCGTCCCAGTCAGTGGCCAGCGTGTGTTGGTGTGGCCGTTTGGTCCGAACTGGGATCAGCCGATGACGGAATCCCTGGAGTGGAAGACTGATGTCATCCGGGCGTTCAGTGGTAAGGAGACCCGGGAAGCCCTTCGGAGTAAACCACGGCGTCAGCTTGGCTATCGCACCACTCTGGAGGGTGCTCTGGTCAACCAGTTCCAGAACCTCCTGTATGGTTGGCAGGACCGCCAATACGCGGTACCCGTGTGGTTCGACAAGTGGGTAATGCAGGAGGCGATCATTACCGGCGCCACCCAGGTGCCGACTGAAACAAATGGTCGGTCGTTCTTCAAAGGTGGTTTGGCGATCCTGATGACGGACAGCTTCACCTTCGAGGTGTTCGAGATCGACAACGTTGAGAGTGACCACCTGGTTCCGTTGAAGCCGTTGGAGAATGACTGGCCCCGCCTGGCGAAACTCTACCCATTGAACCTGGCTATCCTGCCGTCGTCGGTGCCGACACAACGGATCACCACCCGGGTGATGACCGCCAACCTGGAGTTCCGGACGGACCCGGTGGAGACCGACCCATACCTGCCGGCCATTCCGGCAACGGACACCCACAGTGGCTATGAGATCATCTATCGTAAGCCGAACTGGGCCAACCCGATCCCGCAGGAATTCGAATCTGAATACGACGAACTGGACTTCGACATCGGGACATTCCAGCAGGTGCAGCGCCCGTCGTTCCCCCGGCAAATGCGGACGTTCCAATGGGTGCTGAAAAACCGGCAGGACATCAAGTCGTTCCGTGCTTTGCTGGGTCGCCTGAAAGGTCGCCTGACACCGGCCTATCTACCCACCTGGCACCCGGACTTCCTGCTGGCGGATGTCACCCCGTCTGGGAACGCCAGCCTGACGGTAAAACGTGGGCAGTATGGTCCCATGGTGGGTGTTCCGGACACCCAGAAAACCTTGCTGATTCGGCTGAAGGACGGCACCCAGTTCGTCCGGACAATCACTGGGATCGGTCAACCCGACCAATACACCGAGCGACTGACGACAAACGAACCCTTCCCGGTTGAGATCAACGAGGGCAACATTCTGATGATCTCGTTGGTTCACCTTTGCTGCCTGCGTCAGGATGGGGTTACAATCAACTATCAGTCGGATTCTGTAGCGACAGTTGAATTGACGACCATGACGGTGGATGAATGAGCAGAATCGAGATTTACACGGTCACCTATGACTTTAACCGCTGGTACTACACCTCGGCCGATGAGAATCACGTTGAGAACGTCGTGACCTATCGCGCTGTCCCTATTCGTCGTTCTGGTGTGGAGTTGAATTCAGACCCAGGTACGGGGGAGTTCGAGATTGAGGTACCTCTGGACGTGGAATTCCTGGAGTTGTTCCGTGTATCCCCACCTTCCGGCATGGTGACACTGCTTTGTCAGAGTTTCGACAGTGCAACGCCAGACCAGAAATCTGTGATCTTCAAAGGTAGCGTCGTTAACGTCAAATGGGAACTGGAGTCGGCAACCGTGTTGTGCGAAACCAGCAGCCAGGCTATCCGCAGGATGGGATTGCGTAGACATTACCAGTATGGTTGCCCTCACATGCTTTATGGCGGCGAATGCAATGTTAACAGGAACGATTTTCTCACCCTCGATGTGGCATCTAATGTGACGGGCACTTCCGTTGATTTGGTTGCCGCGGCAGGAAAACCGGATGACTGGTTCGCCGGTGGTTATATCGAATATACCCATTCTGAACTGCAGACCATCGAGCGGATCAGCGTGGGGTCGTCGGTCGGCGCGAACGGAAGGTTGAATCTGTTCTCCTACCCGGTCGGCCTGGCCGGTGGTGCCGAGGTTCAGGCATTTGCAGGCTGTTCAAGAACGTTGCAGGCGTGTTCAGAGAAATTCAACAATGTGGAAAACTATGGCGGGATGCCATTCATTCCAACGAAGAACCCCTTCGGTGGTGACCCCGTGTTTTGAGGTAAGTTATGTGGGCGCAACTGGTTGTGAGCCTGGTTTTATACGCAATTTCCTATGTGTTGTCCCCTAAACCAGAAGGTCCGAAGAATGCTGTAGCAGGGGAGTTGGATATTCCACACCCACCCATGGGTGAACCTATTCCTGTGGTGTTCGGTCGAGTCTGGATCAAGGATGCCGGGGTGATCTATTACGGTAATTCTCAAACCCAGAAGATCGAGAAGAAGGGTGGTAAGAAGTGATTGTTACCCATCGAGACCTCCAGACCGCCCGTTATTGTAACAACGGCACCAGGGTGTTTTTCCAGCGTCACGGGTTGGACTGGTCTGAGTTCGTTAAGCACGGTCTGCCGGAAGAAGTCTTCCTGAACACAGGGGACCACATGGCAATCCAACTGGTGGAAGTCACCCGGGAGCGACAAAATGGGCGGTAGCAGCAAGAAAGTCACGGTAGGTTACCACTATTACATGAACATCCACTTCACCCTGTGCCACGGCGGCGCCGGTGAGCTAATGGAAATTCGCATAGGAGATCGTGTTGCATGGCGAGGTGATATAAGTGGTGCGGGTTCCGCCCTGGTGAACGAACCCTTTCTGTTCGGTGGTTCAGAGCGCGAGGGTGGCGTTGTCGGCGTTGTGGACTTCATGCCGGGAGACGATGGTCAACCGGTCAACCAGTCTCTGCGAAATGCTGTTATCCGGGCTACCGACGCTACCGCCATCCCATCCTATCGTGGTGTCACGACGGCTTATTTCAAAGGTTTCGACGGCATAGGAGACTTCAACCCGCCGTGGGATGAAGCCAAAAAGAGCAACGCTGATACAACCAGTGGTGTTGATTTAAAAACATTGTTGAATAAGACGATATTCAATACGTTGTTGAACGTGAACTCCCTGTGGAGACTGGCCAAGTCTTCATTTCTTTGGTCGGCAATGAACCCATACTTTAAAAACCCAAAATTCCTGATACGTCGGGTGTGGAAAGAATGGTACCCGGAGAAAGCCCAGATTGGGGAAGACGTGAACCCCGCGCACATCATTTACGAGTGCCTTGTCAACAAGGAATGGGGTCTCGGGTATCCCGCGCAAGACGTGGGTGATTCGTTTTACCAGGTGGCTGACACACTTTACGACGAAGGGTTAGGGCTCTCATTGAAGTGGACCACACAGACGCGGGTTCAAGAATTTATTGAACTGGTTCTGGAGCACATCAACGGTACCCTTGTGGAAGATCGGGAGTCAGGTGAGTTCCGATTGTCTCTGGTCCGTGGGGATTACGACGTGAATTCCCTGTTTGAACTGAACTACGACAATTGTGTTCTGGACAACTTTCAGCGCAAGACAATGAGTGACACCATCAATGAGGTGGTGGTTGCGTTCACCCGCCCTGAAGACGGGGAGACAGACACTGTCGCGGTGCAGGACCTCGCTAATTACGCTAATGCAGGGAAGATCAACAGTCAGAAGAAGGAATACCCGGGTGTCCGGAGTCCCGAGTTGGCGATGAGGCTTGCTTTGCGTGACCTGAATACCCTTTCAAAACCGGTTGCCAAGGTAACACTGGTGTGCAATCGGAGCATCCTGGGGCAATATCCCGGTGATGTGGTGAGGTTGAACTGGCCTCGCCTCGGGTTAAACGGTCTGGCCGTGAGGATCGGCAGCATGGACCTGGGTACACCGGGTAACGCGGAAATCAAGATTGAAGCTGTGGAGGACGTGTTCGCTCTCCCCCAGGGCGCTTACGTAACACCGCAACCGATTGGTTGGGTTGACCCGTCCAAGGACGCTGAGCCTGTTCAGGAACAGAAACCTTATGAATTGAGTTACTACGAACTCTACACCGCCACGACGGAAGCCGACAGGTTAGAATGGCCGGAGGACGTGGGGTTCATGGCAGTCTCTGCTCTCACGCCGAACTCGGATTCATCCTCCCTGATTGTTTACGACAATGTAACTGAGGAAGAAGTAGGACAGGGTGATTTCACGCCTCAAATCACATTGACTCAGGATGCTGGTCTTCTCGATGAGGAACTACACGTCGAACTGAACGAGATCGACCCCATGGTGCTGGCACAAGGTGGCCTCGCCTGGTTGGGTAGTGAACTTGTAGAGTTGGTGACTTTCGACGCTTCCCTGGGAACCATCACTGTCAATCGTGGTGCTATCGACACAGTACCGAAACCGCACTCTACCGGGGAGCCCATCTGGGTTTACCGAAGCAGCCTCAATGTTCTGGATGAGACCGTTCGAGTGGACGGTGAAACAGCGGATTACCGGTTGCTCACGAAGACTTCGACTGGACAACTGCAGGTGTCGCAGGCACCACTGGAAACATATACCCTGCAAAACCGGCAGGCCCGCCCTTACCCGGCAGGCAATGTGAAGTTCTTTGGTGAGTATTTCCGTGAGGTTTTCAACGGGGGATTAGGTCCCTTGGCGATGACATGGGCGCACCGGGATCGAACCCAACAGTTGGCGGAAATTCCAACATTCAAGGACGGGACCGTTGGTACCGGGGAAGGTCGGGACTACGAAGTTGGAGTGTTCGACGAAGATGGCAACCAGGTAATCGGACAGTTTATCGGACAGACTGATTCGTTCACCCTGATGAACGAGGCATCGTTGCTGGGTAAGGCGGTGAGTTCAGCAGGCGAGACATTCCGACGGACAGTTGCCGGTAATGATCAGGGCAAACCGTATGTGCCTGTCGGCACCTCCAGTACAGGCTTCTTCCTGGTGCGCCCGGATCAGAGCGACAATGTGTCGATCTACAAGCACTACAGCAGCGCCGACGGCAACCTGATTACCCTGGAGGGCACGTTCGACTTTGAAACGCTCTCCGGTGAACCCGGCAGCCGTGGTGCGTTCTTTCCGGCCAGCGGTGCTCAGATCGAACTGAACGACGAGGTTATAGGTCTGCCCGCGGAATTCAGCGAAATGTTTGCCAGTACCAATTTTTGGTCTCTAAACCTACAGGCGACCGTCGGGTTCAACGTCCGTCAACCAGACGGAACCTTCACCCGGGTTGATTTTCCTTTTTCCGAACCGGAGGAATTCGAGGCACTGTTCACCGACGATACACAGGCAGTCCTGGTGACCAAGGAAAACGTCGTCAGTGTCAACCGAGCCGACCATGCCCCTTTCATGACGGGTACAGACATCAATCTCATCGACGATGTCGGGTACACCATCACCGACGCTGTACACGGGCAGACCGGATGGGTCGCTGTTGCGACGAATGCTCGGAAGATTTTGACCTGCCCTTATGGTCAGGAGGAATCCGGTTGGGTCGAAATCGCCCTTCCTCAAAACAGCTATTACACAATGATCGGTGAAGGTCCCAATGGTGAACTGACGGCCGTAGACGGGTCTGACTTAACCTTCGATGAAGTAATGTTGAGCACCGACGGTGGGGTAAGCTGGTCACCCATTCTGACCATCAATGGGCGCATATTCAGTGTTTTCTGGGTTGGCTCACGGGTCATCGTATTTTCTGAGCAGGGTGAAGAATTTTCGGATAATCTGGGTGGAACTTGGTACAACATCATGGGGTTGGTCGGCAGTGAACCTACCCATAAACCAGTCGTAACGGGCGCCGATCTGTTTGCAATCTCAAACGGAGGCACCAGTGACTCTGGTATTTACAAGTCCACCAACAACGGCGCGTCCTGGTATCGTGTTTTTGAGTCGCCCACCGAGTGGGTTGGTATCGACATGGCACGGACGGGCTCCAATGTCATACTGGTCGGCCGCCCGAGCGTTGCAGCATCCGGTGGTTTGATGATCATGGTCAGTTCGGATGGTGGTGAGACGTGGCAAGAACTGTATGGTGGATACTGGGGACCGGACGATCTGGGTAACTACCATGGTAACCACTTCTCGAATGTTGTACCCAGGCAAGTTGTAGAGGTTAACGGTTATTGGGTGATTCTTTGTGTTGCACCGTTTCTGCCGGGTAGGGCGTTTGTGGTCGGAAAAGTCGGGGGTGACCGTTTTGCCACGGTCAGTGACACTATCCGCACTCCCAACAAGGAACAGTTGCGACTACTGCTTTCATACGGTGACAGGGTGTTGGGTATCAACAGCACCGACTATGGGATTGTTGAAGACGCCACCAGTGGCGCCTATAACTTCTTCATCAGATACTATATCCGGACGAGTAACGACTTGGTGACCTGGTCAAGTCCGGTCGAGCAGGATTTTGGAATACTACGTGAATTGAATTACATGCGAATGTTCTTCCGCACCGGCGCAAGCTCCAACTTTGGTGGCATCACAAACATTCGTTATCCACTCAACATAGATAATTATTACCCGACTTACTGTCGATTCCAAGGTTATCATTACATTGGATGTCCGGCGGGGTCCACCCCAGACATTCTTCGGTCAGGTAATCTCGCCACATGGTCACCGGTGAATACGGCATTGAGGGACGGTTTCACTCGTGTAGCCCAGCATGTTCGTGTACTTACAGCGTCTCAGACCGCTATTGTCGCTCTGGTCTTCACGAACGGCGGTGGTGAAACAGGGACAGATGATTTTGAAATCTGGCGATCCACGGATGGCGTGAACTTTGAGGCCGTTGAGACCATCGACAACGAGTATGGAAACTCTGGTACCGGACAGTTCGATCACGCCCTGGTGACTGATACAGGGTTCATCTTTTACGGGTCGCGGGGCGTCCTGTTGAGTGAGGATGACGGGCAGACGTGGGAGGAAGTCTTTACTGGCAACGTCCCATTCGCCCGGTATCACAATGGGACCCTGTTATTAGCATCGGGTTCATTCAATAAAAGCGCGACCATCAAGTTCAGCCTGGATAATGGCCGGACCCTTCAGGACCCTTCGCCGGACGATAGTGTGAATGGTGGTGACGTAGACCTTGCAACGGTTTATCGACTCAACGATCAGTTGCGAGTTACACTGGATGTTGAAGAAAATGACTTGAAAGGGTTCCAGGCTCACGACCTAGAGTTCAAGCGAGCAGGTTATGGGTACCGATATGGTGAGTATTATGGAGGGGCAACCTGATGCCACAGCAGGAAAGTAATCTCGGACTTTACTACGGGTGGGCAGCCGGTGAGTCCGGGTGGAACGAGCAGAACGACGCAAACCTGCGAGCCATTGGTGCCCTTGTACAACTGACAGTGGTATCCATGAGCGAGACGGCACCACCGGGTGCTGCCGCAGACGGTGACCGGTACATTGTACCTTCTGGGGGTACGGGTGCATGGACAGGTCAGGATGGTCTGATCGCTGTGTGGCGAGAGGCAGTAGATGCCTGGCAGATTTACTCACCGAAGGAAGGGTGGGATGCTTGGGTGTTATCTATTGGTCAACGAGTGATGTTCGATGGCACCAACTGGTTGCTCCCGGGTGATCTGTACGGACAATACGCTGACGACACGGCTGCGGCCACCGGTGGTGTACCTGTCGGCGGGTTCTATGTGAATTCCTCCACCGGCGCATTATCCGTTCGACTTTCGTAAAACAACCAAATGTGGCATAAACTAACGTTGGTTGATACTATTGCAAGGAAATGGTTACGCGAGTCAGGAGGTAGTTTTGGGCAGTGAACCGGTATGGCAGGTGCTCGGGTTCGTCGTAAGTCTGGGTGTGCTCGGGTTCGCTATTGTCCGCGTCCTGGATCGGAAAGCCGAGACTCGGCAGGAGTGGATGGAAAAACGCCATGCGGAGGAAATGTCCGCGATCCGGCAGGACCTGGCCGACAAGCATTACAGCAACACCCGGGAGTTCCAGTCGCTTCATCAGCGGGTCAACGACGTGAAGGACCGATATGTGAAGCAGGAAACCCACGACAGAGACATTGCGATGATCCGGGACTCAATCAAGGAGTTCCGTGCGGAAATGAAACAAGAAATCAACAGCGGCATGGTGGTGTTCAACCAGTCACTGGGTGATCTCCGGAAAGACTTCACGGGGTTGCTGATGGACATAGCATCACGACTCAAGTTACCCAACGAATAACAGGAGGGCTCATCATGGTCCTGCTCACCATCAGACGGTTCAACTACGGACCTGAAAGACCTATCAATGTGTCCGGTACGTTTGGTGTCGCTACGCTACCGTCCGGTCGGACACTCTTTTCCATTGAACCTCCATGGGTAAGTAACCAGGTCAACGTCTCCTGTATCCCCGAGGGTGTTTACAAACTGGGTCTCCGACGCTCCGGTGTGGTTGAGCGGTCCACCAACGGTGAGTTCCTGGATGGGTGGGA